GTGACTTGGATATTATTGCTGGTCGAGGCGGTGATGCCAGTGCCAATTACAGTGCCGGCGGCGGTGGTATGACTACTATCCGGGCTGGCTCAGGTGGTGAGGCAAATTCAGCAGAAAATCAACAAGCAGGCATTGGTGCCAATTTAAACTTGTATGCTGGTGCTGGCGGATTTAATAGTGGAGAAATCGCGTTAGGTAACGAAGGCGGCAATGTTAATATCCACGCTGGTGCTAGTACCAACAATGATACAGGCGGAGCCATTGTACTACAAGCGGGTGCTAGTGGAGGCACAGGTGGCGGCGGTTCTATCACACTGAGAACCACGACAACAGAAAATGCTAATCGTGTATGGATATTTGGCAATGATGGCGGTTTGACATTGCCATCAGGTGATATTATTGATGAAACGGCCGCTGGTGAAACAATTACTCTTGCTGGTGCTGGCTTGGCTGTGGTAAATCAGACCTACATCAAAACCGGTCCCTTAATTTATACGGGCACCAATGGTGTTACTATTGAAAACCAAGCCGGTGATGTATGGGTCTGTCTCCAAGACAACGATGCCAAATATACATCAATGGACAACCTAATTACTTGGATAGATGGCACAGGTGGACTACCTGCGCCTACCAGTACATTTAACACAATAGTTCGAGCTACTAACATCACAGTTGGCACTAAAACATGGGCCTTTGGTGTAGATGGTAAATTACGATTACCAACACCAGGTGACATTGTTGATAGTAACGGTGAGAGTTTCTTAAAAGATATTCCGCAAAACTATCCAACAGGATTCAGTGAAGGGGTTTATGTTTTACAAGACAGTGATCGTGGTCGTCATATCGTAATTGACGGAGAACAAGGTAATTCAATAATGGTACCAACAGATGCCACAGTACCAATGCCCATTGGATCTGCCATAGTGTTGGTAATTAAACCTGGCGAGTACAGTATTGTTGTTGGTCCTGAAGACAGTAACGCCATGGTGATCCACGGTGCCGGAGTTAGTTCTGTCGGGTACTACGAACTAGGTGCTGGAAATGGCGGTGCTATGGCCACACTGGTTAAAATAGGTGCCGACGAGTGGATGATATCTGGCACTGGCTTAACAGAATGGGAAGGACCATAATATGAGTATAATAGCAGGCATTATTGGATCTACGGCGGGAACTCCGCTAGGCGTTCTCACTTCTCTAGCAGTACGGCAGTGGATCAATGGATATTCTAGTGGAGGGAACAGTAATTTTATTATTCTATTAGCAGACTATCCCACAGCGGCTGATATCCCAGTTGGAGCAACAGGAACGGTCAGCAACGATGGCACGCCTACTGATGTTGTAGTAACGGATAACGCGGCTATTGATTATTTTGGGCAAGCATGCCGCCAACTAAGTTTGAATGTTAATGATTTAACAATTCCTGCTGGTAACGACGCAACATTTGGCTGGTACATAGCACCTTAACTAAAACGGTAAATATACTAAAGAGACAACCGATGCCAACTACAGAAATCAACGAACTACAACAGGCAAAAACCGCAGTATATGACTACTGCCGCAACATGCTGGGAGACGGCATGATTGACGTAGAATTAGATCCCAAGCACTACGAAACAGCATTAGAACGTGCTCTAGGAAAATACAGACAGAGAGGCGACAGTTCAGTAGAAGAAAGTTATATGTTCTTAACTACTCTACAAGATCAAAACACATACACTCTACCCAAAGAGGTCATAGAAGTACGTCAAATATTCCGCCGTAGCATTGGTTCAAGAACTGGTTCGGGCCAAGGTGGTACAATATTTGAACCGTTTAACCTAGCCTACACAAACACATACTTGCTTTCGAGCTCCAATATGGGCGGTATATTAACCTATGAACTATTTGCTCAGTACCAGGAAATGGTAGGTCGTATGTTTGGCAGTTTTATTGAATTCAAATGGCATAGTCAATCACACAAACTCACACTGCTACAACGTCCACGAAATTCGGACGAGGAGCTCATGCTTCTCTGCTACAATTACCGCCCTGACATTGGCATTCTAAACGATTATCTAGCACAACAGTGGATCAAAGATTACACACTGGCCAACTGTAAACTTATGCTAGGACAGGCACGTGAAAAATTTGCTAATATTGCTGGACCAGCCGGCGGATCAAGCCTCAATGGCGCTGCACTAAAAACTGAAGCCACTGCTGAAATTGAAAATCTTGAAAAAGATTTGGCTACACAGGTTGCTGGCGGACGTGGCTACACATTCATAATTGGCTAACCAGCCATTGACTTTTTCTTTTTTACAATATAAAATATAGCATCGTTAGGAGGCTATATGATTATAGGTGTATGCGGGTTTATCGGTTCGGGCAAAGATACTATTGCCGACTATCTAGTTAATTTCCATGAATTTAGGCGCGAAAGTTTTGCCAACACGCTGAAAGATGCGGTGTCAGCAGTATTTGGCTGGGATAGAACTATGCTAGAAGGGCGCACAAAAGCCGCTCGTGAATGGCGTGAACAAGTAGATCCGTGGTGGGCAGAACGCCTAGACATGCCTAATTTAACTCCACGTTGGGTTTTACAATATTGGGGCACAGAAGTATGTCGTAAAGGATTCCATGACGACACGTGGATTGCCAGCCTAGAAAACAAACTTAGAAACAGCAAGGACGATGTTGTTATCAGTGATTGCCGTTTTCCTAACGAAATTGAATCAATCAAACGTGCTGGCGGGACCATTGTTTGGGTCAAACGTGGTGAATTACCCGCATGGTATAATCTAGCACTTTCTGCCAATCAAGGGCATAATGTAGCACAACAAGAATTAAAAAGAATCGGTATACATGCCAGCGAAACTGCCTGGGTTGGTACTAAATTTGATTTTATCTTAGAAAACGATGACAGCATAGATGCGCTCTACGCTAAGATTAAAAATCAGGTGTTAGGTCTCCCTGACGCCAACGAACGCCCTCTCTATGTAGGGATCGCTGACAGTTTGCACATACTGTCTTAAGATTAGCAGGACGGCAGTTATTTAAATCTCCGTCTATGTGAAACACGTTAAAGATTTCTTTGAACTTGCTTTTGTGTCCGCATTTTTCACAGAAGTCTTTTTGTCTATAACCTAGTTGATACCATCTAGGTATACCTGATGTAGCACCGGTTACGCAACTATCGCACTTAGATCTATAATAAGCACGACCGTGCTTGTAATAGTTTACAGCACAGGGTTTTTTCTGACAGGTTTGACATAAAGGGCGCATAAACTATTTATAACCACCCTTTTTCTCCCCTTTTCATTGGTGTATAAGTCAGCATTTTTATCACCAATGGGCTAAATATTGTTAGAGCTTAAAAAGAAGAGCTAATTAGGAGATAAGGATATGGCTTTAACTTCCCCAGGCGTACAAGTTTCGGTTATAGATGAAAGTTTCTATACACCCGCTGAACCAGGCACACGCCCATTGTTTATTGTTGCGTCTGCGCAAGATAAAGAAAATGGTAGCGGAACAGGTACAGCACAAGGTACACTTGCTGCAAACGCAGGCAAGGTTTATTTAATTACAAGTCAACGTGATTTAGTTGACACATTTGGAGATCCAACATTCCGTGTTGACTCTAACAACAACCCAATTCATGCTGGTGAACTAAATGAGTACGGTTTACAGGCTGCTTACAGTTACTTAGGTGTTTCTAATTCTGCGTTTATCGTTAGAGCAGAAATTGACCTAAACAAGTTAGTAGCCAGTGCTGATGCTCCAGGCGGTGCTCCATTAGATGGAACATTCTGGTTAGATTCAGCCAGTACAAACTATGGTATTTTTGAATGGGACAACAGACCAGCAGGTTCAGGCGGTCAAAGTTTTAACAACAAAGTTCCAACTATTTTTTCAACAGGTGTTCCACTAGACACAACAGGTGCTGTGGGAACTTATGCTTTAGTTTACAATGATTCAAATCTGTCAACAGGACACGAAATTGAACTTTATTACAAGAGCCCGTTTGATGCTGCCGGTGATGTAGGCAGTGCTTCTTGGGTACTAGTTGGATCAAACGCATGGTCTACAGTACATCCAATGGTAACTGGCACAGGTACTGGTTCATATACCGCAGGTGACGATCTAGTAGTTTCTATTAACGGAACTCCTAACACAACAATCAATACAAGCGGTACTTCTGTAGCAAGTTTAGCCGATGACATTAATGATGCTAATATCGCAGGATTAGGTGCTCGTGTAGTTAACGGTCTGTTACAACTATTTGCCAAAACTAATGATGTTAACAGTGTTGAAGTAAAAAATACTTCTACTTCTGCGTTATTAACAGCAGTGGGAATTACTGCTGGTGTATACTATGCTCCTAAACTACAGATTTCTAAGCACACCGATGTGCCACAATGGAAATCAAGAGGTAACACGCCTCGTCCAACAGGATCTGTTTGGGTTAAAACAACAGAACCTAATCTAGGTGCTCGTTGGAGAGTAAAAGTTTACAACGAAACTACACAGTTATGGGATGCCGTTGAAGCACCATTATACGCAACTAACCAGTCAGCACTAGCAGAGCTAGATGTTAACGGTGGTGGCATTGGTCTTCCAGTTAATTCTGTATATGTACAGTACAATTTAGATGAGACTGTACAACCTTTAGCAACATTCCGTGTAATGCGTAGAGCAAGAAGTGGTGCTACTACTGTGTCTACAGGCGTAATTGGCTCAACACTATCTGCTGGTTCTAAGACATTGGTACTAGGCGGAAGCCGTCCAGGTCAAACTGGTATCTACGGTGTAGGCAGTGCTCAAAGTGCTACAGTTTCTTATACAGCCGCAGGCAATGCCAGCGATGCCACTACACTAGCCGGCGCAATTAACAGTGCTAACATCAATGATATCAGTGCTGTTGTTACCAGCGACAATAAAGTAGTAATCAGTCATGCCAAAGGTGGCGAAATTAGATTTAAATCAGCAGACGCAGTAACATTGGGTCTAGCCGCTAATACCAACGTTTATGAAGTTGACACAGACGGCAGTGACGCAGGTGATTTATATACACACATCGCAAGTAACTGGATTCCACGCACATTTGCTGGTACTGTAAGAACATATTATATTGACGCAGATGCTCCACAAACTTTAGTAGCCGACGGCGAACTATGGTACAGCTCTGTAGTCGACGAAGTTGATCTAATGGTTCACAACGGAACAACTTGGGTAGGTTACGGCACAGTATATCCAGATACAGATGTTAACGGTGCTATTGTAAGTGCTAGCCAACCAATTACACTCAGCGACGGCACTACAGAAATTGGCGCAGATGAAGACGGCCAAATTTGGATTGATACCAGCGATTTAGAAAACTATCCTGTAATCAAACGTTGGAATGGCGATTTGCTAAAGTGGGAAACACTAGACAAGACAGACCAAACTACAGAAAACGGAGTTTTATTCGCAGATGCTCGTTGGTCAACTAGTGGTGCTAACGAAGAGGCAGCAACTATTGCCGCACTAAACCGTGGCACAGGCAGTGGCTTCCTAGATTTTGATGCTCCAGATCCAGCATTATACCCACGTGGTATGATCCTATGGAATCTACGTCGTTCAGGATTCAATGTTAAGAAATTTGTAAGAAATTATGTAGATGTTACCGCAGACAACGGACGTATGGGCGATGTTGCTATGTCATCATACTATCCACATCGTTGGGTAACAGAGTCTGGCAACCAAGCAGACGGTTCAGGTTCATTTGGACGTCACGCACAACGTAAGGTTATTATCCAGTCTCTACAAGCATTGGTAAACAGCAATCAAGAAATTCGTGACACAGAAGTTAGATCGTTTAACCTAATGGCTTGCCCAGGTTATTCAGAACTAATTGGCGAAATGGTAAATCTAAATTACGATCGCGGTTTAACAGCGTTTATAGTTGGAGATACACCAGCACGTTTAACACCAGATGCTACAACAATCAACGATTGGGGTAACAACGTTGCTCTAAGCCTACAAGACGACGACAAGGGTCTTGTAAGTTTTGATGAATACCTAGGTATATTTTATCCATGGGGATTCACCAGCGACAACGCAGGCAGAGACGTTGCGGTACCACCAAGTCATATGATTTGCCGTATGATTGCTCTAAGCGATCAAGTAAGTTACCCATGGTTTGCTCCAGCAGGTACAAGA